AGCGTTCAGATGTTGGCCAGCCCAGAACGTGATGCGTCTCAGACAATCCGTCGGTCGTCTCTGAGAGATAAACGCCCGAAGTGTTGAAGCTAGAAACACGCTCCAGGTGCTGGAAGTTCGTCCAGCTATAGACCTCATACCAAGTGGGTTCGGTCTCGGCGTCATACCAGCCAGGGAAGCTGTCCCAGGTGTAGGCGCTGACCTCGATCGTCCAGAGCAAATCGCCAGCCGCCTGACCGACAAACGGCGTGTCGACATTGAACGCGGGGTTGACCGCGTGCTGTCCGACATAAGTGCTTTGAACGGTGACGTTGTCGCTCTCGCTGAAAATGACCTCGCCAGTGCTGACCACAACCGCCGAGATGATGCGGTCGCCGGCCTGGATTCGGTCCGTAAAACCGTTGCCGACCTCAAGCCTGACGTATTTGCCGAGCTTGTCGACCGGGTTGCGGACGTGTTGAGAAAGCGCAGAAACGATCTCTTTACGTTCCCACCCAGGTGAGCTGTCGTTCCAGCCGTCGGCTTGGAAGAACTCCAGGCTGCCTGTGCTGCCATGCTCGCGAGTGATCGCCTGTTCGTTGAACAGTGGGATGTGCTCGCTGAGCCGGCTGCGGGACAGCTCAAATAGATCGTCGTATGCAAGCGTCGCGAACCGCTCGCGCAGGTGATACCAGAAACCGCCGGGGTTGTGAGCCGCCGAGGTTGTCTGATGGCTGCGCTCGATCCGCTCGTCCTCGAAGTGACCGAGAGTTGCGTGAGTGTCGCCAAGGATCCCATCGGAGTCGGACAGATGCCCGTTCTCCGAAAGCGTGAGCATCGTGCGGCTGAAGCCCAGCACTTGCTCCAGCTGCGGGAAGACCTGCCAGGCGTAGGTGTTTGCCCAGGTGTCTTGATCGTTCTGCTGGAAGTATTCCCCAGACTCCCAAGTGTCGGTCTGATCCCAGACGCTGCCAAAGCCCAGGCTTCCGAAGTAACTGGCAACCGTTTCCCAAGAGCCTGTGGGATCGCTGCCCCAGGTGCTCTCGGTCTCCTGCCACTGATCTGATTGTGCCTCAAATTGCTCGGCCGCGGTGGTGTGTGCCCGAGTGTTTGATGCAATGTTCGGGATCGGGATGAACTCAGACAGCCGGCTGCGGGACAGCTCAAACGTGTCGTCGTAATCGCTGAAATAAGTATGTTCGCGGTGTGTCGGAACGAGTGACGCGCTGCTGACGCCCAGCAGGTGAACGCTGCCGACGTGTGTTTGTTCTGCGTCGGTATTCCGCTCGAAGCGTTCGTTAATCTCGACAAACTCGACGCGAGAAAGGTGCTCGCTAAGGATTCCCTCTCCTGTGTCGGGATTGCCCTCTGAAAGTTGAATAGCACCGTCGCCGAACTCTGTAAGTTCCCGAACCGGCAGACAGGCGTTCGTGTCGCCCAGTTCCGCATAGTCGCTGAGATACATCCCAGCGCGCGCGAACTTGAGAGCCGGAGCAATTTTGTTGCTGAGGCCGACCCAGTCAAAAACTTGACCCCAGGAGTAAGGCGCAGCCCAATCGGATGCGTTGTTCCAGAACGGGCCGTAAATGCTGAAATGCAGCCGGCTAATAACCGAGGAAAGATCCTCGATGTGCAACGTCCGCCAAGACGTTTCGCCAAGAACTGAATTTGATAGATAGGTTCTGTCTTCATATAGGCCGCTGATCCCAGTGGCCCGGTGAACCCCCAGAGCTGCGGCAAGATCGCCAGAGATGTCACCTTGCTCGTCTTTGAACTCGCGGCCGAATGAAAGCTGCGGCCACTCGGGCTTGAGGTAAACGCCGGTATGGTCGCAAAGCGGATCCAGTCCGCTGAGCATGTGCTCGTCAAGTTTGAAACGGCGCCCGTCGTACCACCCTCCGTAAATCCGAAAAAGTGAAGACCGAACGGGAGAAGAAAGTCGCCCGATCTCCACGACTGAATCAGTCTGTGACAGGTCGACCGGGGCACTGGCAAGCCCTAACTGGAACTGAGACCAGTTGATGGTCCCTCCTTCTGATTCCTCGATCGTCCCGTCGTTTCCGATCCAGCCCAGAGCGATCCTGAAACTCTGAGGCGTCCCGCGCAGGCGTTGCCACAAAACACCCGTGGCGATAGCCGTTCGGGGGTCTGATAGATACGGCAGAAGCTCGCCTAGGCCGTACTCATAAATAAGGAACGGAACAACAGAGTCGGGGATGTTTTCCCGCTTCGCTGTTCTGATTAGTTCAGTCCCGGCCGCCACGCGCTCCAGCGTGTTCATCGACGCCGATAGATCGCGCTCTAGGCGTGTTGAGGAGCTTGGTAGCAGGAGGCCGGTGTCTGACATTTAGCGGTCGTATCCCATGTTTGTGATCGTCACGGTGCCGATGCTGATGGCAGTGCCATCGTCGGCAACTTGGTTCGTCGTCGGGCTGATTAGCTCAACCCGCTGCACACCATTAACGTGGATGTTTTTGATCAGCCAAGACAGCGTCAAGTCCCAGCCCAAGCCGCCCTCAGACTGAACCGCCGCGCGAATGGCGGCCTCAATGCCCTCCAGCACGTTCGCGGAACTGTCGGGGTAGAGATAGACCTCAGCCTCAACGTTGACTCCCACGACGTTGGCAGAAGTCGTCGAAACAGAGTCGGTGATGACCCGCACCTCATCGTTTTGCATCACGGCATCCACTGCCGTCAGCATTTGCGTTGTGGCCGTGCCCTCCGGTCCTGCAGCATCAATCACCGCCTGAATCAAGGGCGCGACCGTTTCATCCTTTGCAGATGTGTCATAAGTGACGCCATAGAAAGCAGCGAGGGCCGCCATGTCTGCGCTCAGAGCGTTGGGATCAGTGCCCAGGGCGGTGAGATTTTCGGTCTCTTTGCTTAATAGAGCCACCTGCACAAGGCCTGCGCCTGGGCTTGTCACCCGTGCGTCTCTTACGCCGCTGTTGGCTGTCAACGCTTGGTAGCGATACCAGGCCGCACCGCCTGCCGTCGAACTGCCCTGAATCCTGTTGATGGTGCGATCTTTTAATTCTGCGTCTGTCTCCTGCGCAATCCGAGTGAGGCCATAAAACGCGGCCAGGTTGTCCAGGTCGTTACCTGCAGCAAAGGCCAACAGCGTGGCCTTGAATGCGTCATTAACCCGCGCGCGCAGAATTGTCTCCCGATAGGCCGCGACCTCCAGCAACTTGATGGCTGGGTCAGATTCAACCAACGCGGAAAACTCAGGAAAGCGCGTCGAGAAATCTGCGCGCAGCTCGTTAAAAATTGTCTGAAACGAGAGCGTTTCGACAATCGCCGGGTCTGGCAGGGATGAAAGGTTGTAAGCCATTAGATCGTGATCCCCCTTAGTGCGATTGGTTGACCGTTTGGCAGATAAGTCAACTCCAGGTCAAAGGTCAGTTGTCCAGTTGCGAGGATCTCTGTGAGGGTCACTTTGTTCACCCGCATTCGCGGCTCCCATACGTTGAGAGCGTTGATAACGTCCGCTTTTATTGCGGCAATCGTTGTTTGGTTGGTCGGCAGGTCGACCAACTCGGGGATGTTGCTCCCATAGTCGCGCAACATTGTGCGCGTGCCGATGCGTGTGCTGAGGATGTCCCGAATGGACTGGCGGAGATGGTCCGCGTCAGAGACGGCTTTTCCTGTCTCTCTGTTCATACCGACAGCCATCAGCCCGCCTCCACATCGCCGGAACCTGTGGCGACTTTCGCCCCGCAGGATGTCACTGAACCCACGGTAGCGATTGGAATGTCTCCAACTAACACCCCAGGGATGCCAGTAACTACAACAGTGGGGCCATGGTTAGGCGTGCCTGCCGGGCAATAAATAAAGGTGCCGATATGAGCCGTCGGCCGGCCATTAGTCAAAACGTCTTTAGCCACTGGAGCTTTCAAGACCCCCCCGTGGCTCGTCACGTCTCCAAGTCTTGCAACCGCTGGCATGAAACCCCCTAAGTGAAAGTGAAATCAAGATCGCCCCATTTGTTTGGCGATTGAGTGACGCGCGGATCAGTTCCGCTCATTGCTCGATCCGACGTGTCGCGTTGCGCAAACTCGCCAGGTCTTGCCCTATCGAAATGTTCAAAGAACTCTTGCTCTGCTGCAGGCTCTGAACTGCCGGCCTGTTGCGCTGAGGCGTCAGTAGAGCCCAGGAACACGCCGCCCATATCCAGCACTTGCTCCAAAGTCACGTCGCCGTTTTGGATAAAGCTGCCAATTAGTGAACCGCCGTCTACTTCGCCTTCTTTCAACCCGTCGTAAACAGTCGCCAAACCTTGCTCGATGATCTTGTCGGCGATCTGGCTGTCGGTGAGATTGTTGGCCCCGCCCCGCAGTCCACCCATCACAACGTCAGCCGCATTCTCTAAAAGCTGCGGGCCTTGCACAATGTTTCCGTGGTCGTCAGTGATCACATCGGTTGCAGCCATCGCGATGTTGAGCGCACTGCTGACGCCGGCAGGCGGGGTGAATCCAGTGACGGCAATCGTGCCATCAACAACCGCCATCACATCGTTGATGGTGAGATCGCCGCCAGTGATGGCGGTGCTGATTGCTCCCAAAGCTGTGCTGTCAGTCAGATTTGCAAGCCCTGAGACAGCAGGAAAAGCAGCGCCCAGGGCATCAGTCACTGTCGATAGCCCTTGAAAAATGGCGCCGGTTCCGGTCAGTTTCAGACCGCTGCCAGAGGTGACGCCAGAGATAAGTTGAACAGCGCCGCCCGCAAGGTTGGTGACTCCAGAAAAGCCCAGGCCGTTGAACAGCTCACCCAATACAGGCAAGGCTCCGGTGACTTCCATGGCTGAACCAATCCCAGAGATCGGCAGACTTGAAATCAGCGAACCCATGCCGGACTGGCCAAGAATTCCAGACAGTCCGCCCAGAGCTTTGCCGATGTCTCCAAAGCCGGTGAGGCTGGCGCCAAGGGTGCCGAGCGAAAAACCGCCAGCCGCCAGAGTGCCAACCAAGCTGGACGCGAGGCCTAAGATCCCGCCGCCGCCGTTGAGCTTGATTGGGTCGCCCACAAGCACCAGCTCTTTCAGGCCGTTGCCGTCGGGCTCTGTGCCAACGATCCGGCCGCCCTGCAGCAGCTGGCCCGTTATTTGCACGTCACCCTCAAGCTTGATCATCGGCGACTTGATATGAACAACGCCAACCGGATCGCCGTTGTCATCTTCCTCGTCGCATTCGATGTAGACGTATTTTTTTGATTTGCCATGCAAAATCTCGCGACCCATCAGGCGGGTCTGGTTTTGCTCTACACGGAACTGATTGAGCGCCGCATCATTTTCAAGGATTGCGCCATCAGCAAAAAGCCAGCGCCAAAGCGCCGTCCGTGGCTCGCCGAGGCCGCCCCATTCAAATTCCAGATCAGAAAACTTGAACGGCCAGGTGCCTGACGGGTTCCTCTGCAACGCCGGGAGGCAAACGCTGTTATTCAGCTCACCCGATGGGCTGAGCAACAGCACTGTTTCCTCAACGCTGGGAGCATTCCAGAAAACAGACCCGCCCGCGGTGATGGTGATCCAAGGGATCTCATCCGTCACCACATCGTTGTTGAGCTGGACACGACAAAGCCGCGCCTCGTAGTTGACGCTGTGAATCGTGCCAAACCTCAACAGCGACCCAATGTTGCGGGCGGTGTCCGTCAGTTCGTAATCACCGACTCCAGAGGTTTGGCGGTTCGATCTAGGAACCGCAAACCCCATCAGGCTTTAGCTTCCTCGGTGGCGCTGATGATCATGTAGCGAACTTTGAGAGGAATCTCTTTCAGCTCTTTGATCGTTTTTGCTTTGGTCATCTGCAACCATGCTGCGCAATGCAGCAGAGCCATGGTGGCCAGATGACTTTCCACAAGCTCAGTCCCTGCAAATGAGTTGCAGACGTTCTTCGCGGCGTCGCAGTAAACCTTCAGGCCTTTGGCCTTGGCGGTGTCGACGCCCATAAAGGCTGCGAGCTGTTCGGCTGTGATTCCGGCTTTGGCCTTTGCCGGTTGTTTAGTTGCTGCTTTCTTTGCTGCCATGGTTTGACTCCTTAAAAATCAGTGTCTTTGGTGTAAGTCTCGGTGCCGAAGTTGTTTCGGACAACGATCGTCTGAACTGGGAGGCCGTCGTTTGCGATGCACGAACCATCGCGATCCCACAGACCGAAGTCGATCCCCAGGCGCGGGCAATGGTATTTTATCTCGAACATCAATCGGCCAACTGCGATGGGCTGGCTGTTGTCAAACTCGGTCTCGTATTCAGTGGTTGAGAGCAAAGCTTCCGCGGAATACTCCCCAAGGTTGAACCCGTTCATGCAAGCCTCGATATAAAAGGCCATCTCGTCCAGGGTCTCCTCTGCGCTTTTTTCTGGGGTCACCAGAACGTAAGCATCGATTGCCATGTCAATTTGGCGAACGTCAAAACCATCCCACCCGGTTTTGCTGCGCTCTAGTACGCGCTCGCCTTCAAACCTCTGAAAAATCAGAGGCAGATTGCCCAGGTTGATTTCGACCTCTTTTCTCTGAAATACGTTTGGCCCAGCTGGCGTCCAATACTTCTGATCGTCTGGCTGTGCCAGTGGGTTGACTGGCTGGCGCATCCGGTTCCAGATCACGTTTCTGATGATCTCTCGCGGATGAACGAGTGAATCGAACCGCTCAGGGAAAAGGCTCTGAACCAATGCGGTCATGCCCTGCCCTCCTTACAAATAGTTGTTCGTTTGCGCCAAATACATCAGAAGCACGATCCCGCCCTCTCCATCAGGCCGGGTCTCGCGAACCATGAACGAACGCCCATCGGCGACCGTCACGCGATCGTTGCCCTTAGGCGTGATCTCAATGTCTGCGCTGTTAATAGTTAAAGACGGGATTTTCGACGTGACGCTCAGGCCGGTGTCAACGTCGACCTCAGAAAATGTCTCGCTGAAAATCCCGCGCAAGGAATAGGACGAGGATCCGCGGGACAACGTGACGGGTTCCCCCAGTCGCGATGTCGCCGCGGAAAGGATCCGGTTTGCCAGATCCTGCCTCATCAGGCCACCTTACGGCCGAAGATTTTCACATCCACGGTGGTGTGTCCGACAGCCACAACCAAACCCACAGCATCGTTGCTGGTGGCGGTGTTGGTGAGCTTGCCTGAGCTGTTCAGATAAGCAACGTCACCGACGGCAAGGGTTGCGCCGCTGGCTTTAGTGCCAGTGAACACGCCCTCGCAGGCAATGGCGCCTTTTTCGTGAACTGCGATGTCAGTGACTGCGACGCCGACGAGATCGCCGACGACAACAAAGTCACCACTAGAGATGGACGAGCTGGCCTCAATGGTCAGATTCGCGCCGTTTTGAACAAAGTTTTTCATGGGTTAGTTCCTCCTAATCAGGCGCCAGTGGACTTGTAGAAACCGCGATGGTTCAGGATCGCGCAGCCAAAGTCGATACGGGCCAGGATGGTGGTGCCATCGGGGTCGCGTTCGTCAATGGTGGTGACCTGAGGGCCGGCCTCACCTTCGAGGTAGCCATACACCATCATGTCGACCTGGGCGGGGTCGGCGGTGACGTAGTAAACAGCAGAGCTGGCATCGTCGAGGCGAGGCTCAGCGATGATTTGCAGCTTGCCGCTAAAGGGGTTCACGTTGCCAACCTGGGCAGGAGTGAACGGTGCCAAGAACTGCTCAGCCTCAGTCTCAAGTGCGGTCGGAATGACCAGATACTTGGCGCTGAGGTTGACGCGGTTGTCGGCGGGGTCGGTTTGGTTCCGCAGGGCGTAACG